CCTCCCCAGGTCAAGGGCAAGGTATCCCTTTTGATCGAGGTAGCGGAGCCCAAGACCAAGCGCGAGCAAGATCTAGGGAATCGAGAGAAGGCAACCACGGACCTTCTCGTCAGGCATTCCGTCATTGAAGGCGACGATCAGCGCTACGTCCGCGAACTCAACATGCGCTGGGCTGATATCCAAGGCGTTCGCGTCACGATCCGCCCCATTGCCAGTGAGAAGGGGAGGGAAGGGTAGATGGACGCGCTCGCAACTCCGATCAAAGCTCATTCGTGGCAGCGCGAAGCCCATGAGCACTACGTGGAACCCGCGTGGTGCAGTAAGCGCCTCTTCGAGGAAGAAGGCTTCGAGGGTGCGATTTATGACCCGTGCTGCGGTTTCGGCACCATCGTCAAAGAGGCATTGAAGCATGGCTTGGTCGCCCACGGAAGCGATTTGGTTGACCGTGGATGGGATAGCACGCGCACGCCGCATGACTTCCTTACTTCGCCGATCGAGAGTCATCAGAACATTGTTTGCAATCCGCCGTTCAACATTGCGGCGGAATTTGCAGCGACTGCGTTGGCTAGAGCAGAGCGAAAAGTTGCGATGATCTTCCCGACCGCCCGCCTGAATGCCGCTCACTGGCTCAGGGAAACGCCGCTGGCGCGTGTCTGGCTCATGACGCCACGTCCCAGCATGCCGCCCGGACACACCATCACGGCCGGCGAGAAGCCCGGCGGCGGCAAAATGGATTTCTGCTGGCTGGTATTCAACAAAGGCCGCGTTGGCCCGGCCAGCCTGCAATGGCTCCGGAGAGACGCATGACCTGTCCCAACTGCACCTGCCGAAAATGCCGAGCGGCTGCTGTCAATGCCGTGCTGGTGAAGCATGTTCCCCGTGAAACACTTCCGGTTGAAGAACTGAACGCCCAAGCCCTCCGCGACAACCAGGCCCGCGAACAGTGGCGGGATACTTACGGGGAGAGGGCGGGATGAGCCGATTTTCGCTGGAACGGGTGCGCTTGGACGAGGCGAATGCTTTCGTCAAGAAATTGCATCGCCATCATGGCCATGTCGTCGGGCATCTGTTCTCAATCGGCGCGGCAGAAGCCGGGAAACTGGTTGGCGTGGCGATCATTGGTCGGCCAGTTGCGCGGATGCGCGACGATGGCATAACCGCCGAAGTGACGCGGCTCTGCACTGACGGCACGAAAGACGCTTGCTCGTTCCTGTACGGCGCCGCAGCTCGAGCCGCGTTCGCGCTCGGCTTCAAGCGCATCGGAACTTACATCCTTTCATCCGAACCCGGCGCGTCGTTGACCGGCGCGGGCTGGCGATTGATCGGCGAGACCAAGGGCGGCTCGTGGTCGCGCTCTGATCGCCCGCGGACCGACAAGCATTCAACAGAACGGAAATTTCTATTCGAACGCAGCGACCCCGACTCCGAGCAGCTCGCCCTTAAGGTTGGGGAGTTGGCGGGGGAACTGAGGACCGGGACATGAAATTTTGGTTTGACACCGAATTTATCGAGGACGGCAAGAGGATTGATCTCTTGTCGATCGGCGTCGTGTCCGAAGATGGCCGCGCCTATTACGCAGAGCCGCTGGAAGCTCGCATTGATACCGCGAACGCATGGGTCAAAGAAAACGTGCTGGTTTTCCTGACCGGCGACAAGAAATTGCGCTCGCAAATCGCCGTGGAACTGATCGAGTTCATGGGCGAGAAGCCGGAGATTTGGGCTTACTACGCAGACTATGATTGGGTCGCGCTCTGCCAGCTTTTCGGCACGATGATGGACTTGCCGCAGGGCTGGCCCATGTATTGCCGAGATGTCAAACAGCTATGCGATAGTCTCGGAAACCCTACTCTCCCAGCGCAAACATCGCAAGAACATCATGCATTGTCCGACGCGATTTGGACAAGAGAAGCGCACGAATTTTTGTTGGCGGGGGAACTGGAGAGGGGGGTGGGGTGAAATGCGAGTGCTCGACCTTTTCAGCGGCATCGGCGGTTTCAGTCTCGGACTTGAACGGGCCGGAATGCGAACCGTCGCGTTCTGCGAGATCGATCCCTTCTGCCGGCGAGTGCTCGCCAAGCACTGGCCTGACGCGCCTTGTTACGATGACGTTCGAACCCTTACCGGCGCCCGCCTTGCTACCGATGGAATTACCATCGACGCCATCTGCGGCGGCTTTCCTTGCCAAGACATCAGCGCCGCGGGCAAGCGAGAAGGTATCGGCGGCGCCAGAAGCGGACTTTGGAAACATTACTTTCGTCTCATTGGCGAGATTCGACCGAAATTCGTCTTTGTGGAAAACGTCGCAGACTTGCTTGTTCTTGGGATGGGAACCGTTCTCGGAGACTTGGCCTCGATTGGGTATGATGCAATCTGGAGAAGCATTCAAGCTGCCGAGCTTGGAGCGCCTCATTCCAGGGATCGCATCTGGATTGTTTCCTACCCCAGCAGCGCGGGACTGGAAGGATGGCGGTTATCCTGCCGAATACAAGAGGAAATCACCAACGCTTGCCGCACTGATGATGCTGCCGACGCCGAGACAATCGCGCGGGTACACAGCTTGGGGAAATCCGGGGTATCCGCCGTCATTGACGCAATGCCTCACGGGCCTCGATGGGCCGGCCAACAGTGGCCTAAAACCAGACCCTGCATTCGTCGAGTGGATGATGGGATTCCCGATCGGGTGGACAGAACTTCCTCCCTTGGAAACGCGGTCGTCCCGCTCGCGCCGGAAATCATCGGACGAGCCATCATGACCACCGCCCGAGCGGATGAACTGCGGGGTGGGGGATGAGAATCCCCGCTGATATTTCGAATGAGCTGATCGCGTCCGGTCTTTCGCCGGCGCAAACAGCATTGCTGATGGAATTGGTTCTGAGCATGTCCACCGGACGGTCCACCGGACCGCAGAGTGGTGAAAATCGCGCGATCGAGAATCGGCGGGCATGGGATCGGGACCGTAAGCAGAGGGAGCGGGAGGCCGAGAGAGAGGTCAAGCGACTGTCCGCATTGTCCACCGGACTTCCACCGGAATCCACCGGACTTCCGGTGGAAATTGCGGATGTTCGCCCTGATGAAGAAGAAAAGAATAGAAGCCTTCAAGGGACGGCCAAGAAAGAAAACAAGAAAGGGTATCGTTTACTGAGCGGCGCGCGCGTGAGCGAAGAAAATCGCGCGGTTGCAATCGAGAACGGCTGTCCACCGGACAGGGTAGACGCGACGTGGACGGAATTTGTGGATTATTGGTCGGATATCCCCGGGCAGAAGGGCTGCAAGCTCAACTGGACCGGAACGTGGCGCAACCGTGTGAAATACCTCTTCCAAAAAACAGGTAACGGCAATGGAAAAACTCAGGACAACCCTAGGGCCGGCAGCCTCATCGGCGCCATCGACAGACGACTTGCAGCGCTCGAAATCGAGGGAAAGTCTGATCCTGCGCTGCCAGCGGATAATCTTCTCTGCCTACCGTACCGATCAGTACAGCGATCCTGAAGGCTACATGGCGAGCCTGGGCGCGGTACTGGAGCAATATCCGAATGAGGTGATCGTGTACGTCACCGACCCGCGGACTGGCATCCAGCGCAAATCGAAATGGCCGCCCACGATAGCCGAGATTGTAGGAGCCTGCGACGAGCGCGCCGCTCATCTCCGCGACATGGAACGGTACGCAAATTGGGGCAAGGGCAACACGCCGTTGCAGATCGAGGACAGATCGGTACGCCCGACCCTCGATCAGATGAAAGAAAAATACGGCCCGAGTTGGGGTTTGGGCGCAGCCGATGACAGCCAAGCCTTACTGGTCAAGCAGGAGATAAACGAAGCCGCCAAGATCGCAGCGCAGGCCCGTGTGAAGGCTGAATATGAAAGTGCGGGATTGGAGCCGCCAAAGGATTTACGCTTCTCGCTGAGCCTTACAGCCCGGCGCGACATGCAAGAGCGCGACTTGCTCGCCACCCCCGCGCATCAGCCCACAGACGGATAGGGGGAGGAATAAATGAGCGAGAGAGAACAGTTTGACGCATGGATTACCGCTTATGCTTTGAGCGCCGGCATTCAGCGGAAGCGCGTTGAACTTTGTTCGGATATCAGTGCTGATATGGTTTCAGTCTTGGATGCCGCGCGCCAAGAATGTTACTTCGGCGATGATTGGCACCGCGACGAAACTTCGGCCATCATCAGAGCGGAGAAGATGCGCGCCGCGAAACTCGCATCACTCGACAAGCAGCGCGCTCGCATCGCAGCGCTATCGTTTCCATGATCACAGCCGCCCTAAGCCAACAACACCTCGAAGGGAATGAAGGATGACGAGGGAACGAGCGTTAGAGATTATCAAGGAGGAATATGCGGTTCTGACGCCAGCGAGCATTTTGAGAATGTTCGAGGGCCTCGGAATGCTCAAGCTTGATGAGCCGAAGGACGCTGTAGAGAAGTTTTTTGATGTCGTTGAGGGATTTGGAACGCTGACTCGTCAGGACGGTGCGCGATTAGCTTCTATGCTCGGGCGCGCCGGTCTCAAAATCGTCTCCAAGTAACACCACCGCGTTATCTGAAATATTCCAAGGGGCAATGATCGTGGGACGACAAGCAAAGAAGAAACGAGTTCCATATCTTTCGCACGGATCGGAAGGGCTGGTCGAATACGGCCAGCGCATGATCAGCGATCCCATGGAGCCGGGACAGCGTTACGACGCTACCGTGAACGTCCGGGAAAGTTCGATCGACCACATGGCGAGCAGAGGTCGCATCAACACGGCACAGAGCGAGGCTGGGCAGCGTTTCCGCCGTCTGTGGGAGAAGGCCGCGGTTGGACGCAACCAGGCCATGGACCCCTCCAAGGAGTGTGTGGACGGCGGTGGGATGGTGGACCCGATCTCGGATGATCTGGTCAAGGCGTCGGTAGAGCTTGCAAAGATCATGCGGGTGGCTGGCCCGGTAGGTTCGCAGCTGTTGATAGCCTTGGTTGGAGAGGGCAAGCGGATCGAGGACACCGCAAAGGATTGGTCGAAGGCCGGCGGCGCCGTGAAGGGCGAGCGGGCGGAAGGCTATGTCACGGGGCGCATGATCGAGGCGCTGGACGATCTTGTCTCGTTCTGGAAACTTGAGTCCGATCCGATAGTTAAGAACGAGGTCAAGCGCTCCTATTGGCGGAACGGCGAAGAGGTGAAGGTCCGTGACGCGATCCAAGTAAGCCATGAGGGCCACATAGGACCGGCAGTTGAACTGCAGGTTGGCCGGTTCGGCGATATTGTTGAGGACACAAAGCGTGGGCTTGACAGGGCAGCCATGACACCGCATGTTGCGGGTAATGGGAAGTGATTTGCCCAGATAGCCCGCCGCTCGGCCTCAACGCCGCGGCGGGTTTCGTTTTGAGGGGAACTGAAAGCAGCTAAATGGCTAAAGCTCCTACCGAAATCAAATCTTTGGCGCGTGCTCATACCGGCGCTGCCCTTAATGTTCTCGCCGGCATCATGAATAAGACAGACGCGCCGGAATCAGCCCGAGTTGCAGCAGCAAACAGCCTGCTTGACCGCGGCTGGGGAAAGGCAACGCAACCCATTTCCGGGGATGACGATGGCCCACCTATCAGGTTCAGCAAGATCGAATTAGTCGGTGTCAAACCCTCAAGTCCTGATACCTGAAAAGCTTGTTCCGGTCTTTACCGGAGAAGCCATGTACCGCGGGGCATATGGAGGCCGCGGTTCAGCCAAGACCAGAACATTCGCCAAGATGGCTGCTGTGCACGGCCTGCGATGCGCGGAAGCCGGCGAACTTGGAGTAGTGGTCTGCGGCCGAGAGTTCATGAACTCGCTGGACGAAAGCTCCTTGGCTGAGGTCAAGGCTGCGATACTTGAGGAACCTTGGCTGGCAGCAAAATACGATGTCGGTGACAAGTACGTCAGGACCAAGGACCGCCGGATAGATTTTGCCTTTGCCGGCCTGCGTCACAATCTGGACAGCATCAAATCCAAATCCCGCATTCGCCTTTTGTGGGTTGACGAGGCCGAGCCCGTCTCAGAAACGGCGTGGTCCAAGGCCATCCCGACGGTTCGCGAAGATGGTTCCGAAATATGGGTGACGTGGAACCCGGAGCGCAAGCAAAGCGCAACGCATAAGAGGTTTCGTGACGACCCGCCCATTGGCGCCAAGATCGTTAAAATGAACTGGCGGGATAACCCGTGGTTTCCTGCCACGCTGCAAAAGACCAGGCTTGAGGATTTGAACAAGCGTCCAGACCAATACGAGCATATCTGGGAAGGCGGCTTTGTCAGTGTGGTTGAGGGCGCCTATTACGCCAAATCTCTCTCACAGGCTCGCCTAGAGAAGCGCATCGGCCATGTAGCGCGTGATCCCTTGATGCAGCTGCGGGCATTCTGGGATTTGGGCGTCAGGGACGCCACCGCGATCTGGATTGCACAATTCGTCGGCCGGGAAATCCGGGTGTTGGATTATTACGAGGCGGTCGGACAGCCCCTTGCAGCGCATCTCGAATGGCTGAGATCGAATGGTTACGGATCGGCTCTTTGCGTTCTACCGCATGACGGGTCGCAGTCGGACCAGATCACAGCCAAGCGGTTCGAGGACCATATTCGCGGCGCTGGGTTTGAAGTTAGAACGGTCGTCAACCAGGGCAAGGGCGCAGCCCTGAAACGGGTCGAGGCAGCGCGGCGGCTGTTCCCGTCGATCTGGATCAACGAGCAAACCTGTTCTGCCGGGCTTGATGCCTTGGGCTGGTACCACGAAAAGCGGGACGATGAGCGAAACATCGGTTTGGGGCCGGAGCATGATTGGGCATCGCACGGCGCGGACGCGTTCGGTCTGATGTGTGTGGCTTATGAAGAACCAAAAACCACGGACAAGGGCTGGAAGCACGTTGCCCGGAAAGTCGCCTGAGATGACACAGATCGACATTCCGCGGGGCCGCTACATGGCCAGGCCCGTAGACGGGGCCGATCACTTTTTGAAATGCGAATCGTGTGGCGGCTGGATTGATTGTCGCGATCTTGGCAGCGTGTGCGATCATCTTGGCCCGCTTCCGCATCCGGATCGGACGCAATGAGATGAGCCACCTTGAGCGCGGTTTGGCCGATATCGCGCTGTTCAATTGCGGGCGCCGGCCGTGTCTGACCGAGCATAGCTTGCAAGCCCTTGTGCTTTTGAGATTTGGAAACGTTTAATGCCAGCCATGAACGATGAGGAGCTGTGCAGACATGTCAGCGCCCTCGTCAAGGACGCCGAGCAGTACCGAGAGGATCAGAGCGCAGCCCGTACTCGGGCCATGGAATATTACGACGGCAAGATGACCGACACGCCATCGGACGCGGGACGGTCGCAAGTCGTTTCCCGCGACGTGCGAAGTGAGCTGAAGAAGGTTCTGCCGTCCATCATCCGGGTTATCCTGGGCGGCGACAAGGTAGTTGAATATCTCCCGGTAGCGCAGGGAGACGAGCAGGCTGCCCAGCAGGCAACCGACTACGTGAACTATCTGGCGTTCCCTGAAAGTGAAGGGCCGAACGCGGTCCACGACTCGATTTACGACTCCCTGCTGTTGCGCAACGGCATCCTGAAGTGGTGGCAGGACGAGCGGATTGACGTAAAGGTCTCGACGCATTCCGGGCTGGATGAAATGGCCTTTACCCAGCTTGTGGCTGATGACGATGTTGAGGTCTTGGAACACACGCCCAAATCCCTTCAGGTCGAAGGCCAGATCATACTAACGCATGATGTCAAGATCAGGCGCAGGATCAAGAAGTCACGCGCCAAGATGGCGTCTGTTCCGATGGACAATTTCCTTATTCATCCGGACGCTATTACTCTTCTGGACTCGCCGATCATTGGCGAGGGCTATCGCATCCGCAGGTCCGAACTCGTAGCCATGGGCTATGACCGCAAGAAGATCGAAGATCTGCCTATCGCCGGTTCGAATCGGCACAAGGACGAGGAGGAAACCACCCGGCGCCGGGATATCCTGAACAAGGACCAGATGACGGCGAAGGCCATGGAGGAAGTGGATTATTACGAACTTCTGGTCCGGATCGACTATGACGACGACGGCATTGCCGAGCTGCGCCGGATCGTGTTTGCCGGCGGACTGACCGAGAATTGCCTGCTCGAGAATACCGAATGGGATGATATCAATTATGCCGATATCGTGTGCGAGCGCCGGCCGCATCAGTGGGAGGGCAATTCGACCGGCGACGACTCGATGGAAATCCAGCGGATCAAGACGGTGCTGCTCCGGCAGACGCTGGATAACATTTATTGGCAGAACAACCTGCAAGCGATCGTTCAGGAGGATGCTGTTGTTAACCCGGAGGCCGTGACCAATCCGGCATTTGGGTTGCCGATCCGGGTGAGGCCCGGAACCGACGTAAGGGCAGCGCTGAGCTACAACGTGGTTCCGTTCGTTGCCGACAAATCCTTTGCCATGCTGTCCTACCTTGATGAGGAATTGCACGACCGGACTGGCATTAACGATGCGTCGGGCGGGCTTGCTCCGGATGCATTGCAGAACATGACGGCCAAAGCCTCTGCGATGGTCGAGCAGGCCGGCATCGGTCAAACCGAGATGATGGTTCGCACGATAGCCAATTGCCTGCGGCCGGCGTTTCGCGGGCTGCT